TGGGGAAAAAACATAGGGCGCATTTGGGACAAACAAAAACCTCGACGCCGACAGGCGGGTCATTGTTGTGTGCCCGAAGCGCGTTATTCCGTCGTGGCAGGCCAGTATCAAGACCATTACCGGCCGGGAAGTGAAAGTACTGTCACGCTCCACTAAGTCCGGGCGCGCCAACGTTGGGGACGTGTTGAACGGCGAGGATGGTTGGTGGGTTATTAACTTCGAGCTATTGGTTTCCCTGGGAAAGGCGGTAGCCGCGGGGAAATGGCCGAATGTTTCTTTCTCGAAGAAATCGTTCGATATGGTGGTTGTGGACGAGGTCCACCGTATCGCGAATCATCGCACCCAGTCTTTCCAGGCCGTAAAAACGTTGAAGTCAACGTATCGTCTTGGCTTGTCGGGTACGCCTGCCGGCAATAAACCCGTCAACATTTACGGCGTTCTCAAATTCCTGAACCAGAACAGTGTCAATCGTAGTTTCTACCGGTTTGCGGATGAATTTTTTGTTTCTCAGTTGAATCCCTTTGCGGCGTCCCCGTATGCCAGGATTTATGGTGGAGAGAGGGCTCCTGGCACACTTCGCGATTCTGTTGGGGATAAATGGTCTGCGATGCGGGGGAGTGAAGTTTTTGGTGATCTGCCTCCCGTAAATGTTCAACGTGTCGCTTGTGGGATGCGGCGTGAACAGCAGAGAATGTATCGGGAGTTTGTGGATCATCGTTTGGCGATTATGGATGGTGGGGCCAGTGTAGCCTCGTCCGCCGCCGTTCTAGATGGGAGACTCAGACAGATCACTCTCGGACCGCTGAAAATCGTGGACGATGGTGTTGAGTTCGAGGAGCGAGGATCCTCGAAGATTGACGCCACCATTGATATTCTGTCTGATCTGCCACGGGATGAGAGGGTTATTTTGTGGTGCCACTCACGTAAATTCATGACTCCGTTGCGAAAACGACTTAATGATGCCGGCTATCAGAGCGTCGAATTGTCTAGTGATTATCGGGACGAATGGCAACAGTTTTTGAAGCCCGATGGGCCGCGGGTACTGTGTGCCGTCATTGCAGCCGCCGCTGAAGGGATTGACGGTCTGCAGAATGTTTGCAACACTGAGATTTGGCTGAGTGAGGATAATAGTGTGATTTTGAATTTGCAGGCGTCTGCTCGTTTGAATCGTAAGGGGCAAACAAAACGGGTGAATCGTTTTCTTTTGCAGTGTGAGGATACTGTTGACGTGACTGCTGTGGAGCCCAGGCTGGAGGCTGGGTATGAGCGTCTGCGTGAGAGCGGCCTCATATGAAATGTGACAGACGCTACGCTTGTGTGGGTTGCGCACACCATCGTCATGCACTTACAGTAGATGCCATGAAGACAGAAACACAGCGCGGTTCGAACATTCACCTAGTGCGACGTCGCATGACAGGCACTATCAGAAACATTCTCATATCCGACGACAGTGAACTGGTCGGCAGGAATTTCCTAATCGTCGCCCCAGTGAACGATGGGCACTCGGACATTAATGTCATCCATGTCACGACGGACAACATTAACATCGTGCGCGGCATGGCCACCAATAACAGCCTCGACATTTATGAGCTCATTGCGACGAAAGAGTGAAAAACATATGCGCATCACACAGAGCACCACGATTGACGAGATCGCCGGCCACACCATTATTCTGAAATGGCCCACACAGTTCGGCATCAAGACAATGCAACTGCACGTGCCCAATATTCGATCAGAGAACATCTGGCGAATCCAATGCTATGCGGCCGTCATTTCCACAGCAATCGAGGAGCGAGCCGGCCTCACAGCAACCATCATCAAATAACACACAATCATTAATCAACATTCAAGAAGAGAAAGCAAAACACGTAAATGGGCGTCTATCTAGTATGGGAATCGTCACAGAAGGGCGACTACCGGGTCTACTCGAACCTCGAGCAAGCGGCCATGCGGGCCGAAGAGCTCAATGGCGCCGTCTATGAAATCATGCCGGCCGGCGACGCAAGACTATTCTTCATTGAAGTCATCGCGAGCGGAGACATTGAAGTTCACCGTGACGTCAGGCTCGCCGCTATCGCCGCAATTCAGGAGGGAGAGAAATTTGAATTTAAGCCCGGCCGCCATGCTCGCGGTCAGTAATGTTTTCGCACCAACCGAACGTGACAAACAAACGCGCATCGGCGTAAGCGAAATCGGGGACGATTGTGAACGGTGCATCGCCGACAAACTCCTCGGAATCTCGCACGACACTGAAAATACGGGCACGCCGCTGGCACCGTTTCTCGGCACCGCGTTTCACGCCTTCACGGAATCGCGCACAAAGAGTGAATCGAATGTTCTAGTGGAGAAAAGAGTAGATGTATGCGATCTTGAAGACTATGGGCGTATTTCTGGGAGTGTGGATCGTTTCGATATTGCGGCGGCGACGGTCCTAGACTGGAAGCTGCTCTCACGGAAAAAGATTTCCGCGTTCAGGAAGAGCATTAAATGGGACAATGGTCTACCACGATTCGCCAATACGGCGGCGGGGAGCCAGTTTCGTAAATACTACATTCAGATCATGCTCTACGGGTACGGTCTTATGCAGCTCGGACACGAGGTAGCTCACTGTTCTATTGTTGCTCTCCCAAGGGATTGCAGCGTAGAGGTGGTGCCGGACAGTATTTGTGAGTTCTCTTTCCAGTGGCGGCAGGATGTTGCGCTCGCGGCCATAGGGAGACTCCAAAACATTTGGGAGAGAGCAAGATCACACGATGGTGGTGTTGATGGTCTCCAGTCGTCTCCTCTATGTTGGTACTGCTCGCATGAGCGCCACACAGAGGCATTCAAAAACTACAACATTAACGGTTAGGAGGTGAAACATAGTATGACTTTCGAGGACACTCTTGCCCGTCTCGGAATGACAGTCGTGAACCCGGAGCAGAATAATCATTTCAACATGCTTATTCACGGTGTGAGTGGTGTCGGCAAAACGTCGCTCGCAGCCACGGCATCACAGGTGGACGACATGTCGCCCGTCCTGTACGTTGATTTCGAATCCGGCACACTCCCCGTGCGGGATTGGGGGAACCCTGCAAACATTACCGTTGTCCATTGTGACAAATGGCTTGATTGTGCCAATCTTTGCGACAATATTGCACGCAATCTTGCGGATTTCCCTTACAGGACGGTAGTGTTCGACACACTGGACAAGTGCCAGGAACTCATCCTGTCCCACTATGAGACCGTGTCGAATGATACGTGGACGAAATGGCGGGCGGTGTACGATTCCCTGTTGAAGGCAATCGGCGTATTCTTAAACGCCCCCGACATTTCATTCATTGCTATCACGCATTCCGCACGCGAGAGCAGTGAGGTCACTGGGGAGGTTTTCATTGCTCCGTCTTTCGAGGGGCAGAAGTCCGGGCAGCGCATCCCCGCATTGTTCAATTTCGTCGGCTACATGGAATGGGCGAACGTGGACAATGGGGACGGAGAAGAAATCACCGTGCCAGTACTGTACACTCGCAAACCGAACGTCGTGACAAAACAGCAGTCACGCCGCGGGGCGCCCCCCCTCCATACCCCCCGGCGAGGGGTCATTTACATCAGCAAAGGCTCTAATTACCTTATACGGCATTTAGATCACCCTTTCGTTAGATTAGGCAGCGTCAGTGTAGGTTACGAAGAAGCCTGCGTCTCCATCTACCTTCTTCACATCGAAGCGAACCGCGGAACCTAATAGCTGACCGTATGCCGCGTTGTCTGTCCATTGGACGGTAACTTGTAGGCGGTCAAAGAGTGTTACGAATTCTTTGATGTCACCGATGAATGCTTTCATTTCGCCTTCGTTACCAAGCAATTTGTCCTCTACTTCGTAGATAGGCTTGCCTGCGAATGACTTACCAGTAGGTGATGTCACATCAGTTTGTAACATGTAGTTACCTTCTTTATCCTTCACCTTATCCAAGGCAGCAAACATTGATTGGGTGACAACTAAAACTGCATCGTAAGATGGCTTTAATTCTTTGTTTAAAATATCTTTCAAGCCATCAAAGCCTTGAGCTGCCTTAGGCGTTGCCGCCTTCAACACTGTCGCAATTGCAGCATTCTTAGTGTTGAGTTCTTGATTTTTGATATCTTCTGCCACTTTGCCGATGATGTCAAAAGCAGCGTCGTCAATCATTTCTTGAGAGATAGCTACATTGCCACGGTAAGTAACGATTGAGTAGTCTACGGATGTGATATTTGGTTTGCCAAGTTCTGGGTTCTTAACTAATTCCTCCGTAGACACCATCACTGCATCTGACTTGGAGATTACTGGATATTTACCGGATGCAGAGTTGACTTTAACGACATTAACTAATGCTGATAGGTCTACGGTGCTTTTCTTCTTGTCGTGTGGTGCTAATACTTCTACTGGTACCAAGGCGCCACCGTCTACTTTTGTAACACCTTGTTTAAATTCTGCTTCACGGATATATCCAGCCAGTGCTTCGCGTTTTTCATTGTTTTGCATTTTCTCACGTTTCCCTTCTTCTGGTTTTGGTTGTTTTGCGTTGATTTCACGGATTTCAGACTCAATTCGTTCCATTTCTTCTTTGATGGCCCGAACCTCTAATTGCTTAGCTTCTAACTCACGTTGCGCTACTTCGATTGACTCGTCTAGTTTGTTGAGTTCTTCATCAGTCTCAACTGAATCAACTTGAGATAAAAGCTCTGCTGATCGTGCTGATAATTCTTTTTCAGCCTCTTCAGAAGTAACCAATGCTTTGGCTTTCATCCGTAATTTTGCGTCTAAAATTAATTGTTTATTCATGCGAATATTTCTCCTTTACCTTTTGTTTTTTAAGCTCTAAGGCTCTTTTCTTTGACTGCTCCCAGTCTTGTCGTCTTGCTGCAATCTCTGTTTGTGGATACGCAGGGAATGTACAAGGACTAACCTCATACAATTCGATGTCTGTTAA